AGCAGTGCCACCACTGTAGCCAATAGATGCAGGAGCATTACCTGCAACAATAGCGATACCTTTATTACCAGCAGCACTGTCGGCTACCGATAACTGGCCACTACCCGCAGAGATATTTGTTCCTGCAATTCCTGAAACAAAATCAGCAACTGATTCTTTTTTAGATCCATCATCATCATCATCAATAATTACAATGCTGTCATTTGCTACAGCAACTGTCGCTGCCGTCAGTTCGTCAAGGTCTAGCGTTACCGTAAGATCACCGCTATCTCCACCACCTGACAACCCGTCTCCCGCCGTGACTGCGGTTATATCTCCACCTTTAGATGCTCCGGGTAAAAATATGCCCGCCATCTTAATTCATACCAGGAACTTTGTTGAAGAACTGGAAGTCTATGGTCGCAGCGTTTGAAGCGTTCTCTCTTATGACCTGAAAGCCCGTGACCTCATTCCTTGATCTCAAGGTGATGAGGTCTCCTGCTGCCCATTGAGTTCCCTTCGTTGTTGTCGGAGCAGTTCCCTCGCGCGTTTCAACAACAGAGTTTGTTCTAACGTAACCCTCGGCATAATTTGCCTGATCAGATACTGTCAGAGATGTTGCTGCATCTGTTACCGCATGGGTAACGAGTGAACTTTCTATTGGAGAAAAGTTATTTTTGGGCATTTTTCGTCCCCTTATTACTTGATTCGCTATCTCTTTCTGCAAGGAGCCTTATGGCCTCGGCAAGATTATCCTGCCTCGCCCTCTCCCTGATTCTCTCTTCGTCAATCCGCTCACCGTCTATCGTTGCCCATTCACGCCTGTGACGCTTTTGCATATGGACCCTGAGATCATGTGAAGCGGTTAGGTTGTCCTTTGTGCAGTAGGCAAGTCCCATCCGGTCGTACTCGGCCCTGTTGGGATCTTCCTTGTGAAGAAGGCATTTAACGCCTCCATACTGCCTTTCAAAGTCTGGCTTTGTTGTTGTAAATGCGTATGTGCCGTCATCCCTTCTTTTGCCGAGCTGCTGCTCAAGCATATTGCGGTTGACGACTGAGCGGTCTCCCGTCCTGTTATCGTAGACATAGACGTATCCTGCGCTCTGGAGTTCAGAAGCTGTCATCGTCATTCCGTTGCTGTTGCCAACGACGGCTCCGAGCTTCATATTCCCAGGCTCCTCGGCTACCTCTGCGTCTCTAAGTTGTTCCTGAATAGATTTTTCCTGTGTCAACGGGTTCGCTCCTTCTTAAAGTCGGGGCCAAACGTACTATGACCCTTCATCCACTTGTTTTTTTCTTCCACGTTATCCCAGAAAATCTTCTTCCAGTCTCTGGGTTTAACCTCGGTTTTAGGGGGCGGCGTGAGGTTCATCTCCTGTGCAAGCAGAAGACCTTCCTCGACGGTATACAGAGCCTCGCCTCCACCTTTCCCGTCAGGAACTCCGAGTATTAACTGGAACTCCTCACCGAACAGGCGGGCATCACCAAGGTCTCTTTCGAGTTTTACCCTGTGGTCATTTCTTATAACTGTTACCGTCTGGTATCTTCTGGCGCCCGAGGAATCAGGAGCCTGCCGGTTTAACTCTGAGATATACCAGCAAGGCTCATGACCCCATATATCCGCTGTGGCCAGTTCAACAAGTGCAGCCACTAATAACTCCTACTCAGTCCAGTCTCTGTTGGCCTCGATTGCTATGTAATCAATCCACGCATATTCATTTGAATCGGCTCTTGTCTCAATCATTGCCAGCACAGCAAGGTCTGTACTCGTTGATACTGCTCCAGTCACGGTCTGCTTTAGGACACCATTAACGTACCACCTGGCGGTTCCGTTGATTGAAACTTCCAGTCTCAGGATGTCCCATTCAGCCGCTACGGCATCGTTATCGGCGTCAATACTTGCAATTGTGGTTTGGCCTGTCGTGGTTCCACCGTTGTAAACCATGATCCAGTCCTCATCGTCGGTAGCTTCTGCATCAATCAAAAACCCACATAAGTCAGAAGCTGAGAGGGTAACGCTTGCACCCGCGGCAACAAGGTTATTTCCCTCAAGGATTGAGGTGTCGTCGTTAACATCGGTTAGACCAAAATAAAATGCCTTGGTGTCGAGATCAGGAAACTGAACTCTACACTCAATATTTATAGGCGCCATTTTTCCGACATCAAATACCTTGCCTGTCGTGAGTCCAATGCTATGAGCATCTTCGTTGGTAGTCGTCAGAATGCCAACACCGTTAAGACCGTCAGATTCACCGACGGTTATACCCGAGTCAGTATCTTCAGCCCCCTGTCCGATTACCCTAAGTCCACTGCCACCAAAGGCTCTTCCAACTGCTGTTGCAGCAACGATGTCCTCGCCTGCAAGGAAGTCCTCAAAGATTTTTATTCTTCCGTATCCTGTTTGTGCCATCTCTATTTATTCTCCTGCTGTAGCTGTAGCTCCAGCTTTTTTATACGTTCCCTGTAGGGAGCGACTACTTCTGATATATTTCCAGTTTTTCTGGGGATACACGCCAGATTCTCCAGCCTGTTATCCTCCATGTCACCATTCATATTGTGGATAATCCACCCTTTCGGAATGGTTCCCCGCTCATTCGTCCACGCCATTCGACGCAGATTCATTAGCTGGTTGGTGCAGTAGCGTCAGCCTGTACTTCAAACAACCAGTTGCCTGACGATCTCTCGCCGTATGCGTACTCGTCATAGTGATATAGAGCTGTGGCTCCACCGCCTAGCTCAGGCAGTCTCTTGGTCTCAATATATGGAGACCTGCCCTCGACTAATACCAGTGCCATTTGCGAGAAGACTCCGCCTTTTGCAAGGTTTGAAGTAATCGTGATGTTTCCATCCTCATACAGTCTTGCACCGGCGATTGTTCCCCGATATCGGTTCTGGTATGCCTCGACGGCCACACCAGCAGTCAAGGGAGCGCCACCTGTCTGGTCAACGCCTGCTGCTATCAATTCGTCATCGATATCCTTCAAGGCAAAGCCGTGGTGGATAGCGTTGATTGGAGCATTTGCAGGAGCTGGCTCAGTTGTGTTTGAGGTAATCCTGTATGCTGCCGCAGCAATTTCACCAGAGTCCAGAGCGTTAGCTCCGCCAAGTGCGGTTGTCGCACCGTCGATAGCTGTAATTCCGTCCTGGTCTTTCTTTCTCTCAATAGCGTTCTGTGCAAGTGACCCTGTCTGGGCATATGCGTTGGCGCTAATTCTCAGGGCAACCCTGTCGGTGATGACAGTGTGAACTCCAATAACCGTAGGGGTTACCGAGAACAATGTGTCTTCCATCTGCTGAGGGTTGTCGAGTTCTGTATTTTCGGTGACGGCCTGAGCTGATAGCTTCGACATCGAAACTTCATTCCAGACTGTTCCTGTGTTTTCGTCGAGTCTTTGCCTATCGACGAGGTTAGGCATTACACCAGCGAACTCTCTCACAATTCTTGCCGAGGCAATCATCGTGGGAATAGAGTCGGCTAATGAATCTGTTATCGTATTTCCAACAGCCATGTCTTAATCTCCCAATTAAAAGCGGATACCGAGTTTTGACATCTGCTCCGCTGCTTGTGCTATTTCTTCTCTAGATACCGACGCCCCCGTATCGCCAAGGCGCGTAAGAAGAGAGTTGCCGTTCATCGCCGAAGGAATTCCCACTCCCGAATCGAGATCGTTAATTCCAAGTTCTTCGTTTTCCCGGGTTCTCTTTTCTTCATTCGCTGTCTGGGCGCTTGTAAGGTCCGACTCACGCTTGTCCCTTTCCAGACGGCGAGCCGTCTTCAGGAAGTCTGCGTAGGCGTCATATAATCCTGCGACATCGGATGCCTGATAGGCTGGAGTCCATTTTTCCCTGAAGGTGCGGAGTTCTTCCGACTGTTCAAGGTCTAGGCCCAGTTCTTCAGTAATTTCCTGTATCTCACGGATCATGTCGGCTGAAGCGCTTGTAAAAGACCGGTTGGTAGTACGGTTTGCAGTATCGGCCTGTACCTTCTCCAGTTCCTCTGCAAACACCTGTTCGTCCTGAGTTGCCGTGTGGCGAATCAGGGCCTGTAGTGTTCCTGCGAGAGATACCTGTGAGTCGGCTATTTCATCGAGCGTGGACTTCTCTTCGACGGCGCGTTTATAGCGTCCGTTGAGTGAGTTGTAGTCCTGCTGCGACTTGCTAAGTGCCGTCTGCTGGTCTTCAAACTGCTTCTCCATTTCGGCCATTCTGGCCTGAAGTGAATCTATGGTGGGAGGTTGACCAGGGTTCTGGGCCGGTTGCGCTTCTGCGGGCGCGGCCTCTGTCTCTGGTGCAAGGCTGCCAGTTCCATTCACTGCTTCTTCTGGCGGGTTATCAAAACCTGCCGTCTGATTTTGTAATGTCATGCACTACCCCTTAAAATAATATGTTTAAGTTACTGTCTAGTTTAGGTTTTTTAGGCTTCCTTTGTCAAAGACAAGTTGTCATCTGGCTACGGCCTCTGGTTGTTGTTGTAAGTCAAAAATTCTTTTATCGATGAGTAATGGAATTGTCAATTCAGGTTTTTTACCTGTAGGGTCGAGCTTCAATAACAACTCCGCATATTCATTCTCTAAAGTCGGATTCAACGGTTTGGTGGTCAGTTCCCATTTATAAAGAGCTTTATCGACTTCGTAATTGTTCCGTCTAAAGTCTTGAAGTTTCGCTGAGAGTAGTTTAGCAATATCAGCACCTGTCTTATACAGCAGTCTTCTGGTAACGGGGTCACCATTTTTATAGCTTTTATACTCGCGAAGTCCTTCATCAAGTTGATCGTGCATCACCAGAGCTTCAGCAATCGATAAAGATCCTATCCCCTGTTTTTCTGCCTTTTCCAAAACCTGCGCTTTGCTCAGATCGGTTTTAAGTTGGGCAACCGAATAGTCAAAATACTCGGAAATCGTTTTGCTGTCTTCGTAATAAATC